TTCTTCTCCTGGCACTTACGAGCAGACTGGTGATGCCACAGGCATGACTACTGCTACTGTTGAGGGTCTGGACGACGCTACTTCCGGTAGCGAGTTCCGCGAGATGGGATTCAGCATCGAGAAGGTCACCGTGACCGCTCGTGCTCGCGCCCTGAAAGCTGAGTACAGCATCGAACTGGCTCAGGACCTCAAGGCGATTCACGGTCTGGATGCCGAGCAAGAGCTCAGCAACATCCTCAGCACTGAAATCCTTGCTGAGATCAACCGTGAAGTTGTTCGTACCATCTACACCAACGCTGTTGCTGGTGCTCAGAACAACACTGCTAACGCTGGTATCTTCGACCTCGACGTTGACTCCAACGGTCGCTGGTCTGTTGAGAAGTTCAAGGGTCTCCTGTTCCAAATCGAGCGTGACTGCAATGCAATCGGTCAGCAAACTCGTCGCGGGAAGGGCAACATCCTGATCGCTTCTGCTGATGTTGTTTCTGCTCTCGGTATGGCAGGCGTTCTGGACTATGCTCCTGCTCTGTCTGGTAACAACGGTCTCATCCCTGATGACACCTCCTCTACCCTGGTTGGCACCCTGAACGGTCGCGTTAAGGTCTACGTTGATCCTTATTCTGCTAACGTTGCTGATAAGCACTACTACGTTGCAGGTTATAAGGGCACCAGCGCATATGACGCAGGTCTGTTCTACTGCCCTTACGTTCCTCTCCAGCAGGTTCGTGCAATCAACCCCAACACCTTCCAGCCCAAGATCGGCTTCAAGACTCGCTACGGCATGGTCTCGAACCCCTTCGCACAAGGTCTGACCCAAGGTTCTGGCGCTCTGACTGCAAACAGCAACAAGTACTACAGAAGAGTCCAAGTTGCAAACCTCATGTGATATCGTTTCACATATCTCACAGAGACCCTACGGGGTCTCTTTTTTTTGTTTACATTACTTTGTGTAGTCTTCTATACAAAAAATAAGAGTTAATTCAAGGAGTCAGAATTTGCTAACATAACGAATAGATAGTAGTGGAATTAAGCGAGGTGGAAAAATGAATCCAAACCCCTTCTACATTATTGATAAACGTTATGGAGGTGATCATGCACAACATCACTTCGCGCAATCAACTCGATGAATGGCGTCATTTTGAAGACACTGTAGATGAATTGACCATCGAAAATCAAAAAATTAATGACTATTACGAGTGTTTGATTGAGTGCGATATTCTAAACCAGACACAGTGTAAAAAAATTTGTAAGAGGTTACTCCTATGAAATAAACCTTATAAATAAAACTACCGTGTGAAGGAAGTTTACTTGAGGGGTCTTGACACCCCTCTTTTTTTGTGCTAAATAATTTTACTCTGAACCTTACATCATGGATTATAAACCATACTCACCAGAGTGGCATCGTAAAAGATATCTTAAAGAAGCACTTGATAGGTATCTCGATGACTATGTTTCTAATGAAGTAATTCGCGAAGACATTCTAAGTATTCTCATGGATCGCTCTGATTCTGCATATGCTGAATGGAACAAAACCGAAGAACTTGCCTCAATGTTAGAATCTAAATAACACTGTATCTGGTGTAGATTTATGCTATCGACTAAGTACAGACTTCGTTTGGAGTCTATCTGTAGGTGCATTGCAAATAAAGAACAAGTTCCCCTAGAAGATATGATTTGGGCAGAAAAACTCGCCAAGTCATATACAACAGCAAGAGACTGGTTAAACAAGGCACGTCGCCACGCCGCTCAAAATATTGAAGAGGGGACCATGGATGATTTTATGAATAAGATGGGATTAGGAGACCCCGACCCATCTAATTACAAAACGGGGTTTGAAGGTGCCGATGAAATTGTAGATTGGTTCCAAAGAGATAAACCTGACGACTGGAGACAGCGCGACTAATGGCAAACTGGTATGCTGATCAATTAACAAATAAAAACTACCTTTCACCTATAGGATTTGTATTCCTACTTGATAAGGCAAGGAAGGTTAGTTTTCTTTGTCAAAGAGCAGAGATTCCTACCATGTCTATCTCTGAACTGGTAGTTCCTACTCCAGGATTTGTGCAATTGCCGATTCCCGATGGTCAGGCAACGTATGCAAATCTGCAAATAGAATTCATTGTTGATGAAAATCTAGAAAATTATATGCAGATTTATAACTGGATGCGAGCAATTTCAACTCCAGATGAATATGAAACTAGATTCAAATGGATTGAAGATAATAGGAAAGATAGGTTGGAGAGTGATCGTGCTCAAACGTTAGTATCCGATGGAACTCTGCAAGTATTAAACAATAATAATCAGGCAAATTTCGATGTTACATTTAGAGATTTGTTCCCTGTATCATTGTCAACTCTATCATTTGATGTAACACAATCAGATAATAATTATTTTACTGCAAGTGTAACTTTCCAATATACAGTGTATGATGTACTCGATGTTAATACAAGCACACGTCGATGAGTGAACTGCCAGAATGGAAAAAACGTGCGCTTGCTGATCCTAGCGTGAATGCTAAGCAAGCTCGTGTTATAATGGATGGACCGAAATGTTTGACTGACGCCTGGTTCCTTCAAGCAATGAAATTTAAGTATTTTCGTGATGAACCTAGAAACACTACAACAAATGTGGAAGACTGATTCCAAGTTGGATGATGATCTGCATGATAATGACTCACTAGCAATCCCTCAACTTCATATGAAATATATGGAGTTTCATAGTACATATTCTCTGATGAAAAAAGAGAGGGAGATCGAGATGAAACGTCTCGTTAAACAAAAGTGGTTGTATTACAAAGGCAAGGCACCATCTTCTGTATATAAAGAGATGCCCTTTGATCTTAAACTTACCACTAAAGAAGAGATCTCAATGTTTATTGAAGCGGATGAAGAGGTTGGTAAACTTCAATATAAAATTGACTACATAGACCAGGTGCTCTTCTTTTTAGATGGGGTATTGCGAATGATAAACAATCGCACTTATCATATCAAGAACGCTATTGAATGGAAGAGGTTTCAAAGTGGGTTCTAATGAATTACGGATTATATTATAAAGAAGTTGAGTTCAATCGCCACTCAATAGACACTGTAAGAAAAGCAATCTCAGGTGATCTAGACTGGAAGAAAGGTTCATTACATAGCAGTCAAAGATCAACCAGGAGTTCAGAAGTAGCATGGATAAGGGATATGAATCTCTTGTCTATGCTGATGCGTATGTCTAAGCAGATTAATAGACAAGCACATTGGAATCTAAACATCTCTGGCGTAGAACCTGTGCAGTTCGGCATCTACGGAAAAGGAGATTTTTATGATTGGCATGTCGATCAACATTTGAGACCTGTTAATAATGTCGTAAGGAAAATTAGTATGACTCTCTTCTTGAATGATGAGTATGAAGGAGGCGAGTTTGATTTGGAGATATATAGACCAGATGCAGATCCAAGGTATAAAACTTTTAAGTTAAAACCTTGGTCTGCTATTTTTTTCCAAGGGGATCAATGGCATAGGGTTCGCCCCGTCACTTCTGGATTGAGAAAGTCACTTGTAGCATGGTTTTATGGACCTCCTTATTCGTAAGAAGAATGAAGTTTATCTTAAAGTTGAAGCAGAACCAGGATTAAATTATGAATTGGCAGATTTCTTTACGTTTGAGGTAGAGTCTGCAAAGTTTATGCAGAAGACCCGACGTTACAAAGGTTGGGATGGAAAGATTCGCCTATACTCTCCAGCAACGGGAGAGATTTATTGTGGTCTCATCGACTATCTTTTAGATTGGGCAGATGAAAAGGGATACAAATATAAAATAGATCAGTGTGAATATTTCGGGCACCCATTAGAACAGAATGAATTAATTACTCCCAGGTCGGTTGTAGGGTTCGTAAAATCACTGCACCTACCCCCGAATCTTCAGGTGCGAGATTATCAATATAAGGCAATTTATGAAGCACTAAAACACAACAGGCGACTGTTGCTGTCCCCCACAGCGTCAGGAAAATCTTTGATGATCTATGCATTGGTGCGTTATCATACTAATGTTAATAGAAATGTTTTAATCATTGTTCCTACTACGTCTCTTGTAGAGCAAATGTACAAAGACTTTGAGGAATATGGATGGATGGCGACCAAAGATTGCCACAAGATATATGCGGGGCAAGAAAAATACACGGATCATAGTGTAGTAATCACCACTTGGCAGTCTGTCTATAAAGAACCTAGAAAGTGGTTTGATCGGTTTGACGTTGTGATCGGTGACGAGGCGCACCAATTCAAAGCTAAATCTCTTACTTCTTTGATGAGCAAGCTTCATGAGTGTAAATATCGAATTGGTTTTACAGGAACATTAGATGGTGCCAATGTTAATCAATTAGTATTAGAGGGATTATTTGGTAGATGTTCTCAAGTCACCAGGACTAATGAACTGATGAAGCAGGGATATGTTGCAAAATTAAAAGTTAAAATTATTCTTCTAAAGCATGAAGAAAAATTATTTGAAGGATATCAAGATGAAATAGGATATCTTATCGAACATGAATATAGAAACAAGTTTATCCGC